ACAGACGCAAGTCCAACAGTTGGCGAATTATATCCTAAACTTGCAGATCAAGTTCAAGAAATCAATTCAAATAGATTTGCACCACCAACAGCATTTATTATGCACCCAAGACGTTGGGGTTTCATTACAGCAGGTGTGGACAGTACAAACCGTCCATTAGTTGTTCCAGCTGGTAATAACCCAGACAACGCAGTAGGTGTTGGTGAAGCAGCTAAATATGGAAACGTAGTTGGTTCATTACTAGGTATTCCAGTTATTACAGACGCTAACGTTGTAACAAACGCAGGTGCAGGTACTAACGAGGATCAAATTTACTTAGTTAAAGCTGATGACCATATCTTATTTGAAGATAGTTTATTCCAACTTAAATTTGAGGAAACAAACGCTGGATCATTAACAACTAAAATGGTTGTTTATGGTTATGTTGCTTTTGCTTCTGGAAGATACCCACTTGGTATTTCAAAGATGAGTGGAACAGGATTGGTAACACCAACCTTTTAATTAAAATAGTAGTCTTGGTGTGTCTAGCAATAGATACACCAAACTGCTTAGGGAAAGAATTATGGCAAACGAAAAATTAATAGAAGCACTTAAAAAAGAATTAAAGAATTACGAAATTTACGGTAAGGCAGATCGTGCTGAAGAAGTTAAAAAAGCTATTAAAGAAGCTGGTGGTAAAATTGAAACTAAAGATAAAAAACCTAAAGCTGAAAAAAAAGTTATAAAAGACAAGTAGGATTTAATGCCAAAACATTACGGTAAAAAAATGAAAGGTGGCAAAGGTAAAGGCCGAAAGAAAGGTAGATAAACCTTATGGCTATTACTAACGGTTACTGTACACAAGATGAATTAAAGACGTTTGTTGGCATACCTACAAGCGATACAGCAGACGATACTTTAATTGATGACGCAGTAAACGCAGCGTCAAGGCAAATAGACGCTTTTTGTGGACGATACTTTTACCAAGATGGTTCGGCAACTGCACGTAAATTTTTTACAAATGATTTATACCGATTACGTGTAGATGACATTTCAACAACTACTGATTTAGTAGTTAAATACGATGATGATGATGACGGTACATACGAAATTACCGTTAGTGCAGATCAATACCAGGTTTTACCTATAAACGGCATTGTTGGTGGTATTACAGGCAATCCTTATTATATTGTAGAATTAATAAGCGATGGCAACCACGAATGGCCACTAGATTATTCAAGTAACAGGCCACGTGCCGAAATAACTGCAAATTGGGGTTATCCAAGTGTTCCAACACAAATCAAACAAGCTACATTAATGTTAGCTAGTGAATTATTTGCTATGCGTAATGCACCATTAGGCGTTGCAGGTGTTGGGGATTTTGGCGTAGTCAATATTCAACAAAACAGAGAAATAACACGATTAATTGCACCATTTCGTAAAGGCACAGTTTTAGGTGTATCTTAATGGCTACACTAGCCGAAATACGTGATGGTTTAAAAACAACCATAGGAACAATAAGTGGGTTACGTTGTTACGATACAGTTCCAGATAACGCAATAAACTTTCCAGTAGCAATAGTTTTACCAACAGATATAGAGTTTGATTTAGCTATGCAAAGGGGAACTGATCTATATACATTTGATTTATTAATAGCTGTACAACGTGCTGATAGTAGAACTGCACAAGATAAACTAGACGCTTTTATTACAGGTAGTGGTAGTTCTAGTGTTAGACAAGTAATATTTAATAATAGAACTTTAGGACTTGATGATACAGACGCTAGAGTTGTTAATGTGTCTAATTACGCAGCAGATGTTAATTTAAACGGCATTGACGGTGTTGGTGCTAATTTAAGTATTGAAGTTTATACGAAAGGTTCGTAATGGCTAAATATAAAATTATTGGTAATAAAAAAGTTATGGATAAAGTAAAAGGCGAAACTATAACTATTGATGATGAAAATGTTGCTAAGTCATTAATAAAGAGTGGACACATAGAACCTATTACTATTAAAAAAAGACGTGCAAGAAAAAAAGACGGAACATATAAAGCAGATGATAAAAATACACCAAACATTAATGAAGCGTGGGAAGTAGATAATGGCTAAATTTGTATTTAATGACGGTAAAGTTTTTACAGGTGGTTACGATTTATCTAGCCACATAACAAGTGTAAACCTGGAAATTAACGCTGAAGAATTAGACGCTACAACCATAAATAGTGGTGGCTTTAGGGAAAAACTAGGTGGCTTAAAAGATAGCACTATATCAATGGACGGTTTTTATGAAGCTGGTCAAAACAAACCAGACGCTTTATTAGGTGCGTCTGTAGGCAACGAATTAATTGTTACTACAGTACCAGACGCAGGTGTAGGCAATACTGCATACTTTATGAAATCAACATTATTTACTTATTCTATGTTTGGATCTATTGGCGAGATAGCACCATTTAGTATCTCTAAATCACAATCATCAGATATTGTTGTTAGGGGTACTATTGAACTTGATAGCGATTTAACTGCTACTGGTAATTCAACAGGTG